GGAAGAAGTCGCCTACCATGAAAAAATGGAAAGAAAAAAACTAAGTGAAAAAAAACCTAAACGCAAATGATGAAAGATACATCTACGAAGTAAATGGCAAGAAAAGCTCGAGGGTAGGCCAGGCTGTTTACGACATCATGACTCAAGATCAAGAAGACTATTCTTGTGAAGAAATAGTCGATGCATTTGGTCCAGACTATGTTAAAGAATTCAATGACGTGGTCGACAAAAACAGACATAAATTCACCTCCCCATTCTACATCCTTGTTATTACCAAAAAGGAAATGTGGGCAGTCAATATCCTTAGAAACATCTTCCAAGCCCGTCAAACGCCTCCCAATGCCATTGATATGATCATGCAATACAAACACCCAACCAAAACCTTGTACAAAGTCGATACTGAAAGAAATGATGTTTCGATTGTTTGGTCTATCCCAGGTTGGGAAGAATGCAAAGCCATAGCCAAACACCCCGATTCATTCGACCCAACGCTGGTTGACTGGATCAATCGAGCGTACGAGGGATATTACGACGATAAAGCAGTCTAAATCAAGTCTAGTTTAAAACAATCATTTCACATTCCTATTGTTAAATAAAAATTAGTTTATGTTATGAAAAACGTGGGATTCAAATTTTCGTATGGCCGACGTTATTGGCTATTTGGATTCTTTTTTTAACAGCGTAACAGGGTTCGCAACCCAAGGAGCGTGAATGGCTGATGAACAAGTAGAGGGCGTAGAAACGGCAACCGCCCAGGCCAGTGAATCAGAAACACAAACCGAACGGCAAGAAGCAGTTCAGGATGATCAGCAGCGCAAACGTAACGATGCTGAATACAACTGGGCAGAAACTCGTCGTAAATTGGAAGAACATGAACGAGTAATCAGGGAACAACGCGAAATTATCGACCGTATGCAAAAGCCTCCTGAACAACCTGAAGAGGATTTATCTGGCCTTTCTAAAGAAGACATAATTACTGTCGGGCAGCATGAAAAATTGTCTGCAAAAATCGTAAAGAAAGAAGTTGCAGATGCCCTTAGGAAGTACAAGGCTGAAACAATGGAAGATAGACTTCGTGTTCGTTACCCAGACTTCGATCAAGTTCTCACCAAAGAAAACATCGAACTACTAAAACAAAACGATCCTGAATTAGCTGAATCTATACATCGACTTGCTGACGACCCATACACCCAAAGTGTCGCTGCCTATAAGCTGTTGAAAAGGGAGGGATACAGTATACAAAAAAGTACTGCGCCTTCGGTTGAAAAGAAGAAGGCCATTGAAAATTCCCAGAAACCAGTCTCGGTAAATGCTGTTACAAAACAGAGTGCAATAGGCAACGTACATGCTTTTGAAAATGGCCTCACGCCTGAATTAAAAGCACAACTTTGGAAAGAGGTTCAACAAGCTTGTAGAGGTTAAGCTCTTCTGGTCGTAAACAGGAGAACTTACAATGGGTATAACTACCACAAGTGTACTTAGCGCTCCATTGCAACAAAGCTTCTCAATGAAGCTTCTAAGCATACCGGTGCCTTATTTGATTCATAAAATTCCAGCCGAATTGAAAACAATGCCAAGAAATGGAGGCGTAAGCCTTCGTGTACGGCGTTACAACAGGCTTGCTACAGCTCCAGTACCATTGGCGAACACTGGGATTACACCCCCCCCACAAGTACTCACGGCTGTAAATTTGGATGCGACAATGTCGTTCTATGGAACTTATGTCGTGCTAAATGAGCAGGTCACGCTCCAGGCGCAGGATTTAGTGCTTAACGAATGCATTAAGCTTCTTGGCATATCCCTCCGCATGACCGAAGATCAAATTATGAAAGATTATTTGAGGGGATCCACTGCTCAAGTAAACGCTACTAATGGAGTTAATGGCGATGTGCCCACAGAAATAACCCGTCAAGACGTAGACTTGGTCATACGTACACTGAGAGGGCATAATGCTTATTCTTTCCTTACTGGAATTTCCGGTGAGGACCGATTTGGAACGGGACCTGTACGCGATGCATATTTCGCTCTCGGGTCGACTGATTTAATCGGCCAGATAGACCTGGTAACAGGATTTAAGCAGAAATGGGAATACCCATCTCAATCTTCCACCTTGGAAGCAGAATGGGGCTGTGTAGCTAACCTCAGGTTCCTTTTATCAAGTGAAGGATCAAAAACTTTGACATCATCCTTGCTTGGCGCAGACATCTATAACATCTTCTGCGTAGGCCGTGAGGCATATTGTGCTATCGACCAAGATTCCTATAATTCTCAGTTTATATATCGTCCGGCCATCTACGATTCTCCATTAGCCCTCAACGCAAGTTGTGGATGGAAAATGGCTGAAGTACCCCTGATCGAAAACGATCAATGGTGCTTAAAACTTTGCGTAACATTAGCATAAGGAGAAAAAAACATGAGTACACCTCTTCACGCAATGGTATCAGGGACTTTTACAACACCAGCAACCCTTGCGCCTGTATATATTTCATTACCATGCGGGTATGATTATATTGAGATTCTTAACCTAACTGAATTTGCTAGTGCAGCAGCTGATGTAAACCCAATTCTGGCAAGTGGATATGCCTCCCTACCAGCTGGGTCTGCATTCTATACACCAAAAACAACTGGTGCTTCCACATTAGGAACACCTGTCATGACGGCAACGGGTGGATTTACGTTCATCGCAGATTCAGCCGCGTTACCACTTGGGGCAGCTGTTGCCATTACAGCCATTACGGCTGCTAACCCACCTGTTGCATCATCTGCGACAACTGGGTCCATTGGCGATATAGTACGAGTTTATGGCACTACTGGCATGCTTCAAATTGCTGGAATGGACTTTACCGTTACTGCGGTTGCTGCGGGCGTAAGCCAGTCTTTTGGCTATTTGGTTGCAGCAGCAGGCTTTGGAGCTGCAGCGACAGCTGGTTTCTATCGTAAACTTCCTAACGATGATGGAAGATTTTATCCCAGAAATCGATACATCACTGCAATTACAGTTGGCAACCCAACTATAATTCAATTGTCTGTCACCCATAAGTTCCTGGTCGGCGAACGTGTTCGTATCAACATACCAACAGGATGGGGAATGCCCCAAATCAATGGTATGGACGCAACAATAACTGCGATCAATACAGTTACCAACACCATTTCGGTAAACATCGACAGTACGCTGTTTACAGCATTTGCATTCCCGACATCTGCCGTGGCTGCAACTGGGATTTCTTTCCCACAAGTCATTCCGTTTGGCGAAACAGCTGCATCTCCATGGGGAGCCTTGTTTGATGATTCCAGACTAAATGATAGTTTTACTGGTGTCAAAATCGATACTACAGTTCTTACTGCTTCCTGTAACTATTCTTACAGAGCATACAAAGGACTTCCAATCTAATAAAAATTAGATTTTGTCATAATGGCCTCCGTCCTGGGGGCCATTTTTCTTATTGTGATAAAAATTATTTTATGGAGAATAAAAATAAACCAGGAGGTGTTATGGAAAGATTGAAAAATAAAGTTACTGAAACCGTTGAAGAGAATAAACCTATTTCTAATGAACCAGTAGTTCTGAGTGCAAAGGATGAAGCGAAGGCTTTACTGGCTAAGGTTAAGGAAGACGGCCTAAAAACGGTTCGTGGCAGGTTTAGAAATCTTGATCATCCTGGCGAAGTTCAGGCAATTATTCATGGTAAATTCCCAGGGGTGCCAGTTTTTGACATGGTCTTGGAAGATGGTAAAATTTACACCATCCCCAAGTATGTAGCATGGTTCATCAATGGCGAAGACCCATTAGCTCCAAAGGCTTCTGAGCGTGCAAATACTTGTTGTTTCGAGATTCATGGATTTGAAATGGATAAATCAGGGCAATTGAAAAAAAGCGAACCTGGGCAGGGTTATCCAATCCCAGTACTTGATGGTTCACCAAAGAAATTTAAACAACGATGTTCATTTGAATCTCTGGAATTCAGCATGGAGAAATAAATATGACGGTCAACAGGCAGTTAATTAAGGACAAAATCAGAAGACTTACAGCAAGACCGTCAGACAATCAAATCACCGATACACAACTGAATGACTACATCCAAAATTACATCCTTTATGACATGCCTGTTAGCCTAAAGTTAGAAAGTTTTAGGAATTTATATCAATTTATTACTCAACCAAATGTCGATACATACAATTTCCCAACAGATTATTACATTGAAACTATGCCACCAGTTTATGTTGGTGGCTACCAAGTCATCATGTCTCAAAGCAGGGACAGCTTTTTCAAGTTCAATCCACGACTTACCTTCAATGAGCAGAATATTGCAGGAGGAATTGGTGCTACAGGCCCTTATAC